TGTCCTAAGTTGTCGGCTCGTTCGCTTCCAGCGTGTCGATCGCAATACTCTACACTGAAGGTGCCTTTTTGTAGGTGCTTAGGGATTGTTGAAGAGTCAAAAGTTACATAAAAATGTTTTGTCATTGTTTTGCCGTTGTTGTTTGTATGCATCATTGCTTACTCTTTTATTATATACATATTTACAAACATTGCAAGGAAAAAAATACAAAATAATCGATCTTTTTTATGAATCCCTCATGATCGCAGTGCTTGCATTTGTATAGAGGATCTCCTCTTCGCACTTTGTTAACTGGCTCAAAGCCTTAAGCAGAAAGACAAAGTACGCTGTTTTCGGGATACTTCGGCCCCTTATCCAGTTGCGCACATCCTTACGAGATACGCCCGCCCGATCTGCCAACTGTTCGATCGTGATGTCGTTGCGATTCATGATCCCCTTGAGCCATAGTGCAAATTGTGTTTGTTCCATTGTTAGATCCTCTATTGATGCATTTGCCAGCGCTTCAGAAAAGAGATTTGATAGCGCAAACTGTCCAAAGCGTGGTCATTTTTTTTCTGTGGTCTGTCGCCTCTCTCAGACTTTGCCCACCTGTACAGCCTGAATTCTCTGATCAGCGCTGTACAGTTGTCATGAATCACAAGGTGCGGCTTGCCTGCTGCATCAAGTGCAAGGCGTTCTTTGACCCAGTTGATCGTTTCTACGACTCCGAGATGCTTTGGCGCCGGATGGTTATTGATTCCGCATTCTCTTTGAAGTGTTATGCGTCCGTCTCTAGATTCAGGATCGGCAACGGTCCAGCGATAATCCTCATTGTATCGCCTTTGTATATTGTTCAAGGCCCGCCCATTCTCTAGGCTCGTCTTTTCTGTTTGATAGTATTCTCTGTATACGTGCAAGACGTCCTCACGCTCATCGTGTGCAAAGAAGAGACAGGCGAAAGGGTTACGCACGCCAAAGTCGATCGCCCTGTCTCGTGGCCAGTGTGCAGGCGGCTCGAATGATTCTA